TGATGCTGAATTGGGTGAGATTGCCTACAAACTTTCTACCTTCATCTGGCGTATCAAGATTGAAGGCGGTACTGTGAAAGTCGTTAAAGACGGCCGCAAAGTGTCCGCTTATCAATTGATGAATGTCGCTGTAATGCAAAAGTACATGGACAATCGTAACAAAGTATTTGCAACCGCTGCAACCGCTAAAGTTGCTAAAGTAAAAGCGAAGGCTGTGAAACCTGCTAAAGTTGCTAAACCTGTGAGTAAATCTCCAATCAAGAAACTTGCAGATTTGAATGCTGTACCTGCTGTTGCTAAGAAAACAGAAGTGATGGAAATTACTGAAGTTACTGAAGTGCCAGTTACTCAGTAATGAATGAATCACAAAAAGAAATCCTCTTGATTACTCAAGAGGAATGTGCCGAAGTCATACAAGCTATTTCTAAAGTCTTTCGATTTGGCATTAATGCCGAACACAACGATAAAACAAATCGTGATAGATTGACAGAAGAGCTTGGTGACCTTCTATGCATGATTGAGTTGTGCTATGATAGTGATGTTGTGGACTATCTACAGGTTAAAGAAGCACAACACAGAAAATATGAAAAACTTAAAAAATGGTCTAATATTTTTGGAGAAAAAGAATGAGTTATATTGTTAAACTTGAAGAAGACTCAGAAACTGGTGATTTAATATTGCCATTACCTGAGAAGTTGTTAGAAGAAACTGGTTGGAAAACTGGTGATACTTTGGATTGGAATGATAATGGTGATGGAACATTTTCTATGACTAAAAAAGAAGCTACCACCGAATGGGTTCTTGTTGAATGCATCAGCACATTCCGTGAACGCTATATGGTAGAAGTACCTATAGGAAAAGAATTGTGGGCACTTGATACTGTAACCTTGAATGAAGCAAAAGAATTTAGCCAAGAACATCTTGGTGAAACAATTGTTTCTCACCGTGTTGTATCATTTGAAGAAGCTCTGGCATTGTGCGATAAAGATAATGAATATTGCTCAGCGTGGTCTGATGATAAAAAAATAGATGCCTTCTTCACAAAAGAAGGTGAGAATGTTGAACTTTGAACGCATCCTTGATTACCTGAAATATTCAGGTTTAACTGTTACAATAGTATTCAATCCATTCCATTGGGAGTTGATTCCTAAGATGAATCCTATTATTGACACTATTACCGATGGTGAAATGGATGGAACTGTGTTTGCATTTTTGTTTATAAGAGTATCGTGTTGGATTGATAACGGAGACTGGTAATGAATATTTTTTATCTAAGTAATGATCCTAGAATCTGTGCTGAAATGCATTTAGATAAGCACGTTGTGAAAATGATCCTTGAATATGCTCAATTACTTTCTACAGCCCATCGTGTATTAGATGGTGAACAAAGTCCTTGGTTTACTACTGCGGCTGGTAGAAAAAAAAGAGAATGGATGTTATATGATGACCGACAAAATATATTATATGCCGCTACTCATATCAATCATCCATCCGCTGTTTGGGTAAGATATTCAGATAAAAATTATACATGGCTTGTTTGCTTGTTGAATGAACTATGTAAAGAATACACACACAGATATGGTAAAATCCATAAATGCGAGCGTGATGGTCTTGTAAAACTTTTAAAAGAATTGCCTAAAAACATTCAAATTAAAAATTTTACAGAGCCCACTCCTGCAATGCCAGATGATGTTAAAGTTTTGCGTGAAGTTGCTACAGACAGATTTGAAATCGATTCTATAAAATCCTATCACAAATACTACATACATAATAAAGTACATATTGCAAAATGGACTAAACGTGAAATGCCTTTATGGTATAGTGAAGGAATTAAAAGTGCCAACATACAGCTTTCTAAACAACGAAACAAATGAAATCTTTGATTCGTTTATGAGCTTCTCATCAAGAGAAGATTATCTAAAACAAAACCCCCACATCCAATCTGTAGTCACCTCGGCATCTATTGTTAGTGGTGTTTCTATTACTGGTAAAATACCTGATGGTTTCAAAGAAGTCCTTTCTAAGGTCGCTGAGAGCCATAAGTCTAGTACAGTTGCGGACAATCACGGTAAAAAATCATCAAAGGAGATCAAGACTAAACAATTAGTTGACAAGCATATCAGTTAATAACGTGAATCATCTTTGTTATGGTAAATCAATTTTTGAGGAAAACCAAGTGGCTAAAACAAAAGATATTACCAAAAAATCAGCCTTATTACACAGGCTTTTTGACAAACCAAATTTTAGAAGAACAGTAGAAAAGGAACTATACGATATGCTAATACACAAACAGTCTCCACATTATGCAACAATATTACATTATTACCCTAGATTGAATTGAATGAATTTTAAACATGTTAAATTGAAAGAATTAGATTTTGATTTAAAAGCAGTAACAACAGAAAAGGGTCGAGAGTACCAAACACCAGATGGTTCTTCTTATCCTTCTGTTACAACTGTTTTATCTGAATATAATAAAAAGGCCATTTTCGAATGGCGTGAAAGAGTGGGTGCTGAAGAAGCAAATAAAATTGCTAGAAGTGCATCAAACCGTGGTACAAAATTACATACAGTTTGTGAGAAGTATCTGTTAAATGAAATGACAGATTTGAAATTACAAACAATGATGCCAGATACCAAAGAATTATTTGTTTCACTCAAACCACATTTAGATACAAACATTGGTGAAGTATATTCTATTGAACAAGCACTATACTCTTCCAAGTTACGTTTGGCTGGTCGTGTTGATTGTATTGCACAATGGAATAATGAATTAGCTGTGATTGATTTTAAATCTTCAACTAAACCAAAACTTGAAGAAAATATTTTAAATTACTTTATGCAATGTACCGCATACGCAATAATGTTTGAAGAAATTACCGGTAGACCAATTAACAAATTGGTTATTGCCATCGCTGTTGCAGATGGTTCTAATCAGATATTTGTCAGAGAAAAGAAACAAGAATATATCGATTCTCTAAATAATTATATCGGCAAATATTGGAAGAAAAGATTGACAAACTAAATAGATTATGTTATAATGTAAGTTATGGTTGTATGAAGCAACTAGAAAAGTGTTCTGGACGGGGGTGCGAATCCCCCCAGCTCCACCAAAACGGCACTACACCCCTCTTAGCAATGGGCAACCTTGTAGTGCGTTTTTGATGGGGCTGCATAGTTTCGACAGGGCAATGAGTACAGAAGTGGACAACTCATCACAGATAGATGTAAAAAGTAAATAAAGTAAACGCAAACGACTCACAGTTCGCATTAGCAGCCTAAACTCTGCTTAGGGTTTCGGTTGGTTTCCTCGTAACAGAATAACCAACCATTATTATTCACAGGTGAAAAAATGACAAGACTAGAAGGTTACGTTAACAAAGGTTGGGGCTCAGAATTGATTTGGGCTACTAATGACAAGTACTGTGGCAAGTTAATGAAGTTTAACAAAGATGCCAAATTCAGTATGCACTTCCACGCACAAAAAGATGAGACATGGTATGTTTTATCTGGAAAGTTCGAAGTGAAATATATTATGACCCAAGACGCTTCTATCAAATCCCAAATACTTGAAAAAGGTTCTGTGTGGAGAAATGAACCACTTGATCCACATCAAATCATATGCCTTGAAGAAGGCACAATCATTGAAGTAAGTACGCCAGATTCAGTAGAAGACAATTATCGTGTGATGCCAGGAGATTCACAAAAATGAAAGTTTACATAAGCAAGTATCGACATCATTGGATTTCACCATATCATATCCTAGAGTTTGTTTGTTTTTGGGAAAAAGACAATGATGTTTTTTATAACCATGAAGAAAAACCTGGTAACAAATATGATAAGTGGGTCAATCGTTTAGATCCTATTTGCAAAGCAATACATAAGTTTTTAGACTTTGTTCATCCTAAAGTTGACTATGTAAAAATTGATTACTGGGATACTTGGTCTATGGATCATACTATTGGTATAATTGCTTTGCCAATGTTGAAACAGTTGCAAGAAAAGAAACAAGGTGCGCCTTTTGTTGATGATGAAGATGTACCAGAAGAATTGAAATCTACTTCAGCTCCAGCAAAAGAGAATGAATGGGATACTGATGAAAACCATTTCAAACGCTGGGATTGGGTAATGAATGAAATGATTTTTGCATTTGAACATCATACCAATGACGAATGGGAAGAAAAATATCATAAAGGTAAATTCAGTACAAGAAGTGAAGCTTGTGAGTGGGATGAAAATGGTAAAGCTAAAATGTATAAAATGGTGTACAATGATGACCACACACATGAAACTGACTATGAAGCTCTAAAAGTTATACATGAAAGAATTAGAAACGGCTTCAAGTTGTTTGGTAAATATTATCAAGGCCTATGGGACTAATTTGGAGAAGATGGGCTAAAGCTATAGGCAACAAGTCCGGAGATTCAGATAAAGAGGCAGATATTATTGCCATAATTCGTACAGTCATTTTATTGATATATGTTATTACAAATTTTGTAATCATTGCCGGAGTTCTAAGGCACTGGAATGACTAAATAACTATACTACCACAACACACACAATGGTAGTATAACACACACAGGAGAAAACTATGTCAAATATGACACCTTTTGAAATTCGTCTTGAGCTATTAAAAATGGCCAAAGACATGCTATATGATGATTACTTCGGCACAAGAGAATGCATTTCCAATAACTGGAACATGCAATGCGAAACAGCTAGACACAAAGGTGAAATACCACCTGAGCATCCTGGCTTTCCACAAATCCCCTCAGAATCAGATATCATTACTAAAGCACATGCTCTAAACGGCTTTGTGTCTAATGTTTCTGCACCAGAAACAAAAGTTTCTGTTAAGAAAACAACTTCTTAATTGAGAGGATGAGGGACTTCGGTCCCTCCAAACACACACAAGGAGAAAGATGAAAAGTAAACCAATACTTTTAAGTTTATTATTTGCGACAATAATTTTAACTTTATCATTTATTAATGTTGACACATATGGAATACTTCCGTATAAATCTACATTTAGTGAACTAACAGCAGATGCCAAAAAACAGGTAACTTGCCTTGCAGAGAATATCTACTTTGAAGCAGGACATGAACCGAAAGTAGGACAAACAGCTGTTGCATTCGTAACATTCAACCGCATACAATCAGGCAACTACGGTAATTCTGTATGTGAGGTTGTTCAACAGAAAACAAATGGCACATGCCAATTTTCTTGGTACTGTGACACCACATTTACCTCTAGACGCTTGACAATCAAGCACACTCCATTGTATAATGAGATTCTACAGTTATCAACTAACATGTATTTGAACTATGAAAGAATCACAGATGTAACAAATGGGGCAACGTATTATCATGCTGATTATGTGAGTCCAGGGTGGACAAAACTAAAAAGGGAGACACAAATTGGCAGGCATATTTTCTACAAAAGTAAAATCGACAAAATCGACAGAAACAAAGGAATCACTTAAAATGAATAAAGATATCATAACCATCGCCGTATCGGTAATAATAGTATTATGTACCGCAATAATTGGTGTAATCGTGTATAATGTTAACGATAGAAACAACATGGCGAAAAACATCGAGGCTGCAATTGCCAAAGGTGTAGATCCCATATCTGTAAAGTGTGCATATGAAACGAATGTAAATTCAGTTTGTATTGCATATTCAATGGCAAAGAAATAATTTAAGGAGTATATTATGGCTGTTCAGCAATTGAGTGTTAATCTTCTTTCTAATCCAGAAGATAGAAAGAAACTTTTAGGTGTTATTAGTGAGTGTTCTGATGCAATGACAAGAGCACAAGCAGAGAAAGATTTGATTAGAGAATCTATTTCTGATATCAGTAAAAAATTGGAAATCCCAAAACGTCTTGTCGCCAAGATGGTGAAGGTCTATTACAAACAAAACTACGATGAAGAAGTAGCTGTACATGACCAATTCGAAACTCTTTATGAAACTGTGGTGAAATAATGCCTAAATTTACTTTTATTTGTGAACATGATGATGGCACAAAAAACACCCATGAATGTGATGAAGTTTTTCTGCCGAATGTTTTAGAAAACTTTGAAGCCTTCTTACGTGGCGCTACCTTTTCTTTCAAAGGTAACTTAGATTTTTTTGATGATTCTGATACAGAACTAGATGAAGACTATGATGGCATGGAAGAATATAATACACCAGGCTATCAATCGTTTGATAGTATGGTAAATTCTTTGATGAGTGACACTATTGAGCAACCTACACCTGGTAAATGTTCAGTCTGTGGTTTACCAGAAGCTGTTATGAAGATGCATAAATGCTGGGAAACAAAATGCCCAATTCAGAGTAATCATAAACATGCCTACTAAAGATGAGATGATGAAGTTTGCCAGAGCTATTGATTTGATAGTTGCAGCTACAAATTACAATTATATCGAAGCGGTTGTTGAACATTGCAAGAATACTGGTCTTGAACTCGAAGTTGCAGCTACATTAGTAAATGCAAATCTAAAGGCAAAGATTGAGAACGATGCAATGGATAATAATATGTTGAAAGAAAAAGGTTCTAGATTACCAATATGACTGGTTATGAAACATTTGGATTATATCAAGCTCTCAAACTACATTTTACACAAGAATCATATGACTTTTTCAAGTACAACGGAAAAACTAATATCTCTGTAACTACATTTGAGAATCGTAAAGACAAATACCATTTCTATAAATTATCTCGTAGACTTGCACAAAAAGAAGACATGATTGATTTCATTGTTGCAAATCTAGTAGAAGATGAAAAGACTTGGGTTGGCTCTTTATTGATGCAAGAATCTGAAGTGAATTATCGTAAACACCAGAAGATAATCCAGTCAATGTCATATACATTTGAAAATGATTGTAAACTTATTTTTGGTAATTGTATACTTAATCCAAATGAAGTATTGATGACTGATGGTGACTATCCTGTTCTTCTCAAAAAGGGTCTACAGAAATCGGTGAATATCGAATCTGTTTGTCTATTAAACAATATGCTTGGGTTTGTACCGATGTGGTCTAAGAAGATTGCTGACACAATACATTGGCCAAATTATCGAATGAAACTGCTCAAGTATTCCGCATTTATCCCCAAAGATGATGTAAAATATAAGTTAATTCTAAAAAAGGTGTTGAATGAAAATTAAGAAGATTTATTTGGATATGGATGGTGTTCTCTGTGACTTTGACAAAAGATTCAAAGAACTGTTCGGTGATATTAATAACAAGTATCGTGACCGCAAACATTTTAGTGACCATTGGCAAAAGTTTATCGAAGTGAATAGTTTCAAAACACTTGATATGTTTCCTGGTGCCGAAGAACTTTTGGCATTTGTTAAACAATTTCCAGAAATCAAAATTGAAATTCTAACTTCTTCTGGTGGTAAATTGTATCACGATGAAGTTAAGAAACAAAAGAAATATTGGCTGCGTAATCATTTAATTGATTATACAGCTAATGTAGTGCCTGGTCGTTCCCACAAGAAAGACTACGCTACACCCGAAACGATTTTAATTGATGACACAGAAGATGTTGTTATCTCTTTTAATCGTGCTGGAGGCATCGGTATACTTCACAAAGATATCGGTGAAACTCTAGACCAACTGAGAACTCTGCTTGCATCGGATACTAAATAAATGTATATTATGCTATTGTGGATAATCAATTATACTCCGTTAATACTACGTCTATACAAAGGAAAATTATATGACTTCATTCGCTAATCTCAAGCGCAACCGCAACTCTTTTGAAAAACTTTCTAAAGCAGTTGAAGCAACCTCAACAGGTACTGCTGACTCAAACTCCAAAGAAGATACACGCTTCTGGCAACCAGAAGTAGACAAAGCTGGTAACGGCATGGCTGTTATTCGTTTTCTTCCTGCACCATCTATTGATGGTGATGATGCTCTTCCTTGGGTCCGCACTTTCTCTCATGGATT